CTGGTACACAACAAGCTGAAGGCCGGGGAACAGGTGGTGCTGCTGAGAATCCAGGGCGGGAAGAAGTTTTTGGTGGTGGACCGGCTGCCGGAGGAGGGATGATTTGCCATGCTTCCGCAAACAAATGGACTGCTGGGAGAGAAATTTACAGAGGAGAGAAAGCCCTCCAAAACCCCGCGCTGGGACATTGAAGGGGAGCGGATAATGGGGGAGACCGACGGGCTGGAGGCGGTGAAGCAGGCGGTGTATACCATCCTCAGCGTGGAGCGGTACGAGTACCTGATACACAGCGGCAGCTTCGGGATAGAGCTGCGGGAGCTGTTCGGCAAGCCTGTCCCCTATGTCCTGCCGGAGCTGAAGCGGCGGATCACCGAGGCGCTGACCCAGGATGACCGTATTGAGGATGTGACCGGTTTCTCCTTTGAGACCAAAAGGGGGAAGGTGTTCACATCCTTTGTTGTCCAAACCGTCTTTGGGGATGTGAGAATGGAAAAGGAGGTGGAAATTGGTGTTTGAGACTATGACCTATGAGGCGCTGCTGGAGGGGATGCTGGAAAAAGCCCTGGAGCGAAACGGCAATCTGGACACCCGCGAGGGCTCCATGATCTGGTATGGCTCCGCTCCTGCGGCGGCTGAGTTGCAGAATTTGTACATCTACCTGGACGCCATTTTGAAGGAGACCTTTGCCGACACTGCCTCCCGGTATTACCTGATCAAGCGGGCGGTGGAGCGGGGGCTGACCCCCTATCCCGCCACCGGCGCGGTGCGGCTGGGGGAGTTTACGCCGGCCTCCCTGGAACTGCCGGAGGGGAGCCGGTTTTCCATTGAGACGGTCAACTTTGTCTCCGGGGAGAAGATTGCCCCCGGAAGGTATCAGATGCGCTGTGAGACCCCTGGGGAGATTGGCAACCGGTATTCCGGCCCCCTGGTTCCGGTGGAGTATGTCCGGGGACTTCAGACCGCTGTCCTCACCGATATCCTCATTCCCGGCGAGGACGAGGAGGAAACCGAGGCCTTCCGCCAGCGATACCTGGACAGCCTGGACTCCCAGGCTTTTGGCGGCAATGTGGCAGACTACAAAAACAAGGTCAACGCCATCCCCGGCGTGGGCGGGGTGAAGGTATACCGGGCCTGGAACGGGGGAATTCAGCCCTCCCGGTTCCTGCCGCCGGAAAGGTGGGAGGAAACCGCCAGGTCTGCCCCGCCGGAGGTGAGAACCTGGATGGAGACCGTGGCCAGGGCAGCCCTGGAGGGGCTTTTGACAGTGGGAGGTACCGTCCGGCTGGTAATCATCGGTTCGGACTGGAGGCCGCCCTCCCAGGTTCTGCTGGAAGCGGTGCAGACTGCCGTTGACCCGGAGGAAAACCACGGGGAGGGGCTGGGCCTGGCACCTATCGGCCACTTTGTGACGGTGCGCGGGGTGGAGGAACGGAGAATTTCCCTGACTCTGCATCTGACGCTGGAAACCCGGTACTGCTTTGAAGACCTGCGGCCCTCCATAGAGGAGACGGTGGACGGATATTTCCGGGAACTGGCCTCCGTTTGGGCGGTTCAGCCATCTCAGAACCCTCTGACCGTCCGGGTCAGCGCCCTGGAAATGCGGCTGCTGGCCCTGCCGGGGGTGATCGACCTGGAGGACACCCTTATCGACGGCCAGGGGAAGAATCTGACCCTGGGGGAGAATGAGATACCGGTGAGGGGGGATATGGTTGGATAGGCGGATGTTGGAGTACCTGCCCCGGATTCTCCGGGATGTATGGGAGGTTTTGGCGTACACTGACGGTCAACAGTGGGCCTTTGACCAGGCGTGGCTCTCTGCCGAAAGGGTTATGGCCAATCAGTTTATCCTGGACGCAGATGATTACGGCCTTTCCCGGTGGGAACGGATGCTGAAGATTATTCCAAAGGCTGACGACACCCTGGAGATACGCCGGAACCGGATTCTCCTGCGGCTGCGGGAAAAGCTGCCCTTTACCCTGCGGATGCTCCGGAAACAACTGAAGCTGCTTTGTGGGGAGGGGAAATACACGGCGGAGATTCCGCGGGCCACCTATCTGCTCACCGTTATGATAGACCTTTCTGCCCAGGCTTACCTAGACGACGTAATGGACCTGCTACTGCGGATGGTTCCGGCAAACCTGCTGTTTAAGCTCTATGTGCTGGCTGTGGCGGACCCGGTGACAGCGGACTGGAAGCTGATTCCCGTGGAACAGGGCGGGTACAGTAGGACAGAGCTGGAGGAGAGAGATATTCCGTATCACTTTCAGGGGAAGGAGACCGTCACAGCGGTTCCATCTCCCAAAGGGGCGTATACCGTGACCCTTCTGCCGCGGATGGAGATAGAGCCTGTGTTTGGGGGAAGGTGGGGGACCGGAGGGGGAATAGAAAGTTACTCTGTTACCAGACTTGAGAAAAAACGGACCTGAAAGTCAATCAACAAAGACTTTCAGGTCCGTTCGATGGATAAACGATATTAATGGTCTGATTCCGTGCGTCGATGATTGCCTGAACAATAGAGAACTCCGGCTCCAGGGCGTCCCATTCCGCTTTGAATTTAGGATTTTGAAGCTGTTCCTCTAAAAATTCGTCAAAGTTTGTCATTGCTGTGCCTCCCTTGTCAATCAAAGGTATAGTTAATTTTACCGGTTTTGTCCTATCATGTCAAGTTCTTTTAGACTTGACGAAGCTTTTTTAAGAAGGAGTGTCAATATGGAATATGGATTCATCATCACAGCGGCGGGGCGGAGGATTCTGGCCGGGCTTTTGGCCGGACAGACGCTGACCCTCTCCCGGATTATGGTGGGAAAAGGGAATATTTCCAGTGTGGAAGAGATGGCTCGGCTCACCGATTTGGTTCAGCCGGTGGCCGAGGCCACCTCTACCGTCCCTGCCGTCTCCGCGGAGGGAGACAGCGTATCCTTTATTGTGGAATACCGCTCCGACCTGAACGGCGGGCTGAAGGAAGGGTTCTGGCTTTCAGAATTCGGTGTGTTCGCCCAAAATCCAGGCCGACCGGAAGAAGATGTGCTGATTTACTACGCAACCCTGGGGGATTTTCCTCAGTATGTATGTACCTACAAGAACGGTGCCAACGACATCCGAAGGTATCCCGTAACCATAGCCATTGCCATAGGGGCAGAGGTGGAGATCACTTATCCCGCTCATTCCTTCATGACGGCTGAAGATGTGCAGGAGGCCATCACCCACGCAGGGAGCCTGGGAGGCGCATACCGAATCGGAAGCCTATCCCTGCCCGTCGGCAGCTGGACAACCCTGGAGGAATCCAAAGGGGACTACAAATACCAATGCGATGTGGAGGTGGAGGACAGCCGGGAAACCCACTACCCGGAGGCGGCGCTGTCGGTGGAGAGCCTGCCCACGGCGGAAGCCTGTGGCCTCTGCCCGACGATGCTGGCCATGGAGGGGGCGCTGCGGTTCTGGGCCAAAGCTCTGCCAAAGGAGGACATGACCGGGACCTACGCCCTGTTTGCCCACGGCAGGTATACCGGTGAGGGCGGCGGGAGCGGTTACACCCTGCCGGCGGCGACGGCGGACCTGCTGGGCGGAGTAAAGGTAGGCGAGGGGCTGGAGATAGCCGGGGACGGCAGGCTGCGGGTTGTGGGGCTGGCGGAGGAGAGTATTGCCAGTGATGTGGATATCAGGCAGATGGTGGAGGATGGGTTTAAGACAGGAAGGGAGAATGAAAGATGATATTAGGCAAAAAGGTAGGCCAGGGAGACTTTGCAGGGGTGATTCCGGAGGCACCGGCGGCGTGGGGATATCAGAGCCACTGCCTGACCAGCAGCGGGGTGAGTCCCTGGGTGTTTACGGCCCCTGAAAAGGGGTGGTACCGGTTTTATTTGATAGGGCCCGGAGGCGCGGGCGGGACAATGCCGAATACCATATCAGCCGGTGACGACTATACCTCATTTTATGGAGCTGGCGGCGGCGGCGGCGCGGGAGGATACGCTGTACACGACGTATACTTGAAATCAGAGGAGAGCGTCACGGTAACGCTTAACGGTTCTGGAGTATCCGCTCAATTTGGGGAAAAAACCGTGCGGGTGACAAGCGGCCAGCCAGGAGGTGCAGTGCCTGCATACAATAAAGCTGGAGGCACAGGGGGCGCAGGAGGCACAGCTTCCGGCGGCAATGTGTGTAATATCAACGGGGCCGCGGGAGGAAGAGGAGAAAACGGTTCGAATAAGTACGCCCCCAGCAACGTCCAAGGAGAAGTAAGCATTTATGGCCCCTCAGGCGGCAGCGGCGGCAGTCTTTCAGGACATAAGTATTACTGCACGGCTGCAGACGCGCCTATCAAGGCCATTCTGGGAAAGGGGGGCGTCGGCGCGGGGAATAAGGAATCGGTCCATGAGATGAGTGATAGCAACGGGAACCGGCATGTCTCCTTTGGTCCGACCCCTCAGCCCCAGGGAGGTTTTCCCGGCGGGGTGATTGTAGAGACGGCGGCCAAATAGCCGAACAGGCAGAAAGGGGGAAACAAGATGTACGGAAGCATAACGGTCCCCGGCGGTCTGGGGTTGCCCAGCGGGGAAGTAGACCAGGAGACCCAGGAGCGTCTGGCGGCGCTGCTCAAAGGTCTGACGGCGGAGATGGATATCACAGGGAGCGCCAGGAAGCTGGCCCAGGCGGTGACAATTGCCCTGGAGGGGGCGGTGGCCGGGAGCGTGGGGTTTGACGGCTCCAAGGGAGTGACCATCCGGACAGTCAACAATCAGCTGCCAGTGGTGGGGAACATCACGCTGACGGCGGCGGGGTGGATATCGGATGGAGCGATGTACCGGCAGCCGGTGAATTTACCGGGGCTTACGGCGCGGCACCAGGTGGACCTGTACGCGGACTACGCCACCGAGGCGGGGCTGACAGCGGCGATATTGCCAGTCAACGACAACGGGAGCTTTTACGCGCTGACCGGCCAGCCGCCGGAGGTGGACATCCCGGTGCAGTATACCATGACACTGACGGCGGTGAGCGAGCCGGAAGAGACGGCAACGAATTGACCCTCCCTCAACAGGGAGGTCAAAATATTTTAAGAGCCTGTAAAACAGGCAGAAGGAGGCCAATATGGCACAGAAGAAAATTGCAACCCAGGAGAACCTACAGGCGCTTGTAGACGAACTGAAAACCCGCGTGGTACACCAGGAGGAGGGGAAGGGACTGTCCGCCAATGACTTGACAGCGGAGCTGCTGGCGAAGCTCAACGGAGCCCAGAGCGCGGAGGAGGTAGCGGCGGCAGTGGCGGCAGCGGACCATATGAAGCGGGTTATCAAGGAAACCAAAGAGGAGATCGACCTGACGGCGGCGGACGCGGAACAGTACATCTACCTGGTGAAAAACGGCGAGGTGTACGACGAGTACATGGTTGTGGAGGGTAAGCTGGAGAAGGTTGGGGACTGGAAGACAGACCTGACCGGCTACCTCAAGGAGACAGACCTGGAGGCGCTGACCGGCGAGGAGATAACCGGGCTGTTTGCAAGCTGGCAGTGACCAATAAGCAAAGAGGGGCCGTTCGTTTGGGCGGTCCCTCAGCCGTGAAAGGGGGAGTTTTAAGATGGTTAAGCTGACCAAAGAGGACCTGAGGGCGATCATTGACGGCGTATGGAGCCGCCTGTCCGCCAAGCTGGCGGGGAAGGCGGACAGCGTCCACACCCATCCGGCCCAGAGCAGCGTGACGGGCAACGCGGGGACGGCGACAAAATTGCAGACAGGGCGGAAGATAGGGAACGCCAGCTTTGACGGTTCCGCCAATATCACGCTGGAACAGATGGGGGCGGCGGCAGCCAGCCATGGAACCCATGTGACCTATTCCACCGGCGCGCCCAAAGCGGCGGGGACAGCGGCAGCGGGGAGCACTGGGGCGGTGGCGCGGGCAGATCATGTGCATCCGCTCCAGACCAGTGTGAGCGGCAACGCGGGGACGGCGACAAAATTGCAGACCGCCCGGAAGATAGGGGACGCCAGCTTTAACGGGTCGGCCAATATCACCCTGGCGCAGATGGGTGCGGAGCCGCTGCCAGTGGTGGGGAGCATCACCCTGACCAAGGCCGGGTGGACGCAGGATTCCACGACCAAGCTGTACAAGCAGGCGAAGACCATCACCGGGCTTGTGGCAAAGCACCGGGTGGACCTGGATATCGACTATGCCACCGAGATGGACCTTCCGGCGGCTATCCGACCGGTCAATAACAACGGGAGCTTTTACGCTGTGACCGCCGAGATTCCGGAGAAAGATATTACAGCGCAGTATACGCTGATCTTGACCAAGTAGGAGGAAAAGTATAGTGGCAACCATTTTAGGTAAGAAAATAGGGCTTGAAAATATAATAGGGGAGGATAATTCTACCACCCCTCCAGAGAGCTGGGAGTATTTAGCGCATAAGACGGATTCGGGGACCTGGGACTGGACCTGGACCGCGCCGAAGGCCGGATGGTATAGCTTCCATATTGTGGGAGACGGGGGTTCCGGAGGAAATGGTGGAGCCTCGTGGGCAGAAGCAGAATACGACGGCTCATGGAGGACGGGTTCCGGCGGCGGGGGAGGCGGTCATGGAGCATATGCGATACACAAAGTATTTTTGCAAAGGGGTAGAGACGTCACGTTTGTGAAATCCGGAACAGCCATCACCGCAGCCATTTTAGACGCAAATATTGTAGTGGAGCACGGAAAAGCAGGAGGGGCCGGTTCCAGTACGAACAATACCCCCGGCCCTGGCGGCAAAACGGCGGCGGCGACAGGAGCCAACAGTGCAAATATCGCAGGGGGCGGAGGAACTGCGGGCAGGCGAGGGAACAGCGGACACGGTGTATCCGCGGCCAACGATGAGTATTCATCCTCTAAACAGGGAGGAAATGGAGGGGGAATTTCCCCGGCGATGAAGTACAGCAATGGAATTCCCAACAACAGCAGGACAGCAGCGGCAGATTACACCAAGGCCAATCTGGGCAATGCCGGGAACGGGGGAAACAGCGGATCTGTCAGCTATTATAATAGCATGCCCCATACAGAGGCATCTGCCACTCCTGGATATCCGGGGATTCCCGGCGGCGTAGTGATAGACCGTGCCGCGTCATAGCAAGGTGATAACAAGGGGCTGTCCCCACCCATGGACGGCCCTGGTGTTAAAAAGGGGGAAAGAACAGGGTGAAGTTACTGGAAATGGTGACAGGGGGAGGCGGCGTGCTGCTGATTGTGCTGACGCTGGTGCAGATTGCGCCGGTGAAGCTCAACCCGTGGTCGAAGATTGCGGAGCTGCTGGGGAGAGCAGTCAACGGGGAGGTGCTGAAAAAGCTGGGCGATGTGGAAAGACGGCTGGACAGCCACGTCCAGATGGACGACGAGCGCAATGCGGACATGCACCGGGCGCGGATTCTCCAGTTTAACACCGAGCTGCTGCGGGGTATCCGGCACACGGAGGAGGATTTCAACGAGATTCTCTACAACATCGACTGTTACGAACGGTATTGTGAGGAGCACAGCGGGTATCAGAACAACCGGTGCGTCCACGCCATCAAGAACATCAAGAGGGTGTTTGACGAGAGAATGGAAAAGCGGGATTTCCTATGAGCAGATACAAGCCCGCACACCTGAAACCGAAAAGGCCCTGGGAGTTCTCCAAGCGTCTGGCAACCTGGGCGGCGGTGATTGCCACAGTGAGCACTGCGGCCAGCTACATCCTGGCCGCACTTGGGCGGGAGACTGCCGGGGAGGTGACGACCACCGTCTTCACTGCCTGCATCGGGTACCTCATCACCTATGCGGCAAAGTCAGCCACCGAGAAGATAAGCAGAAACCGGCACGGCCTGGACGAGGACGGGATGCCGATTTCAGAGACAGAAAGGAAGGAAAATGAGAATGGATAACATCAATTTGCAGCCGATTATAAGCGCGGTCATTGCCCTGATTGCGGCGCTGATTACCACCTTTTTGATTCCCTACATCAAGGGGAAGATTTCTCAGCAGCAGTATGACAAGCTGATGGAGGCGGTGCGGATCGCCGTCGCGGCGGCGGAGCAGATTTTTACTAGCCCCCAGTCCGGAGCGGATAAGAAGCAGTATGTCCAGGAGTTTTTGGCTGCCCAGGGGTATGATGTGTCGGATCAGGAGATTGATACCATGATTGAGGCCACCGTGGGAAAGATTAACGGCGTGGAAGTCTGAGGAGGGATGCGCTATGCTGAAGCCGGATAAGACGAGAACGGAAAACGGCGTGACCGTCCATGAAAAGCTCATCCCAGACAGCGCCAGGGCAAATAAGTATTGCGCCTCCTGGTGCAAGAAAGGGGAGCCCATGAAGCCCTGTCGCCCTCTCTCCTACGGGGTGACGGGGGTGACGATACATAACACCCAGGACCTCCCCGGCGTGGAGGACGACGCGGAGCAGTACACCCGCGCCACCTGGCCCAACTGCAACATGGGCGGGGTGGTGGTCCATTACTATGTGGACGACCTGGGGGCATGGCAGAACCTCAGGGAGAACGAGGCCGCCTGGCACGCCAGCGACGGGACCGGCCGGGGAAACTATGGGACCGTCGCCATAGAGGTGATCATGGACGGCCCGGAGGGCAAGGCCAACGCCGCAGCGGAGGCAAACGCCGCCAGGTTGGCGGCATCCATCCTCCACCGTCACGGGCTGGGGGTGGACCGGCTGTACACCCACAACCACTGGATGGGCCAGGCGGACAGGATTGTCACCGGGGCGAGGAAGAATTGCCCAGTGTATATCCTGCCCCATTGGTCCCGCTTCAAGGCGGCGGTGCAGAAGCAGCTGGAGGAGCTGGACGGGAAGTCAGCTGCTGCTGGTGGGACCACGGCGGAGAGCAAGGTCCCGTATGTGGTGCGCATTACCGCAACTGACCTTAACATCCGTAAGGGGCCGGGGACCAATTACAGCGTTGTCGGGGTTATTAAGCCGGGGGCTTATACCATTGTGTCCGTGGCGATGGGACAGGGAGCGACGGCGTGGGGGAAGCTCAAGTCTGGGATTGGATGGGTGTCGTTGGATTTTTGTAAGGCGGTATAGTAAAAGCTGGGCCGGGGGTGTCTCCGGTCCAGCTTTTATTGCATAAAAAAGAAAGTTTTGATATAATAAAGGCAGCAAATATTTTAAATGGTGGAAATGCCACCCATTTGCCACCGCTTTGCCTATGTTCAGGGCTTCTTTGAATGTCTTGGATTTTGAAAGTTTTACAAGAAGTTGAAATTATCAGGTTATATAGTTTCTTAAAGTGTGTGGATTTTGAATTTTTGGTGTGTTAGACAAACTAAGCATGTGGAGACAGTGTGTCAATTAAACCGCATAAAATAAGGGCTTATTCTCCGAATTCATTTGCCATAATCTCGATTTGCCACCGATTTGCCACCCTGATTTTGAAAATGGGTTTTGAATACAAAAACAGGACTGAACCGTTGAACTTTCGGATCAGCCCTGTTTGAAATTACGAAGGTCTTTCCTGCCTGGTGGCAGTCTCAAAAATATCCACCGATTGTGATGCCATGGCTTCTGTGTCGTGTACATAAGTTTGCAAGGTTGTCTGGATGTTGGTATGCCCCAATCTGGTTTGAACATCCTTCACATTTGCTCCGGATTCAATCAGAATTGTGGCATGGGTGTGCCGCAACGAGTGATAATCAAAGGCAAGGCCCAGTTCTGTATGAATGATTCGGGAGCAGTATTTGAAAGAATCCGTTGAAGTATATTCTCCGTTCTCTGCAATGCAGACCATTTTGACACGGGGGAGATACGTTTCAACACATTTTTGAACCGGAACAATTCGCTGCATTGTATTACCCTTTTCGTCTTTTTCTGGTTTTAAGACATGAATTGTGTAATATTCTGCATATTTCAGTTCGTAGGCCGATTGTGCTTTATATTCCTGCTTCAAGGCCTGATATAGTACCTCTCCAAATTTTACTCTGCGCACGGAAGATTCTGTCTTTGTGGTGGAGAAATACCAAGAAGACCGCAGCTCTTTTTTGCCCTTTTTTTCAACCGCTTTGCGGACATCTGCCCCGAAGTTGCGTTTTATTACCTGCTTGTTTACGATGATTTCCCGCTTGTCGAAGTCAATATCCTCCCAGGTGAGGGCAAAGGCTTCTGAAATCCGCAGCCCGGTATAAAAGCCAATCATCAAAGGAATGTGAAAGCGGTTCCCGGCGGGAAAACGTTCTATGATTCTTTGCCAGTCAGGTATTTCCAATATGACCCTTTCACGGGGTTTTCGCTCTACTTTTGGGAATCTGACATATCTCATAGGATTTGCAGAAAGATAGTGAAGCGGCTCGACGGCATAGTCCATAGACGCACCCATCACAGACAAGATGCCAACAATGTGATTTCTGGAAAATCCGTTCATCTTCAGGTGGTTTGCATATTCCTGCAATGCAGCGGAGGAAAGTGCCCTCAGGCGATACTTTCCGAATGTTGGCTTTAGATGCCCTTCTATAATACGAAGATAGCCTACCAGAGTATTGTATTTTAGATTGGGTTTGCAGTATAGCTCGTACCATTGATCCAGATAGTCGGCCACCGTGATTTCAGAGGGCTCAAAAACGGTTCCGGCGTGGTTATATTCGCTGATAGCCTTAGCCAGGGCCGCCTCCGCCTCTTTCTTGGTTTTAAAACCGCCTTTCTCTTTCTTCTTCCGTTTTCCTGATACTCTACCCAGTTCAAAGTAGTAAGACCAGGTTGATCCCCTTTTGCGTACTCCGCCGGTCATAAAATACCATTCCTTTCATTGCTTTTTTCATCATGGAATGGTATAATAATAGCGGACCATTTCATGATTCTTTGTGGGTGTCTTGAATTGGTTTCTTTAAGTCCGCCTCCTGTTACCGCAGGGGGCGGATTTTCATTCAAATTCAAGATTTCAATGCTTCTGCATATACCGAATATATTTTATCCAGCGTGGAATTAAATCAATAAGCTCTTGTAGTGAATCAACATAGTCATTGTGTAGTGTGAGGCCTATAAAATATTGCATAAAATATGTATTACTTCCTTTAATACATTCAATTTGATAATCACGCCGACCATTTATATATTCTTCCGCTTCTACACGGGTTGAAAAAACTCTGATTGCTCTTTTTGCATCTTGCTTTAAAACACGAAACTTATCAGGAGAAGTTGAGATGCAGACTTTTCCCAAATATCCTTCAGACATATAATCGACGTTAAAAGTTCCGGAAGACAAACGTGTTATTTTAAGTTCAGAGGCTTTCAACCCAGCTTCTACTATTGCCGCCTTTAGTTGATTAAAAAACATTTCTTCTTCATTTGTAAAAGATTTTTCGTATTCTTGATAATTTTCAGTATGGGAATCACTCTTTTCAATTTGGCTATCATTTGATACTTTGACTGACACATTAAAGGGCTGGATATTGTGCAAAGAAGGAGAGTCCTTTTGCTCAAGGAGTTCGGCTGCTGCCAAATGATTAGCTGCGTCCATACATTCAAAATTGGTCGAATGAGATTGAAGAATATTGCAAAGTTTATCTATTCTTGTCTTTCTTCCACGGTCGGTTTTTAATTTATCAGCTTCATAACAATATCTTTGAATAGCATCATTTAGATAATCGTCATATCTTTGTGAATAATACGAAAACATAGATTTATCATTAGCAGTTCTGATTTTGGTAAGTATAAATTCATATCTACTCAAAAAGGTTTCGATATTAGCAGTACTTTCGATAATTTTAAGGCTTTCCTGTATTAGCTCATCGTTCCTTTGAAGGTTATATAAATTAGAGTTTGAAATAGAGGTCTCTGGCATAGCTTTTTTAAATGCCTGGGTTGAGGAAAAGGATGGTTCCGATGTTTTCCAAAACATATAGCATTTTTTACACATACCATGATATAGAAGAGACCGAGGCTTAACAACACCGCATTTACTGCATTTTGAAAAAATTTTTTTTGATGGCTTTCTCCAAAGTCTTATAACAACCCAGATCAGAAAGGCTAAAACAAGGGTTAAAATAATCGCGTTTTGAAATTCCCCTTTTCTTATAAAATTAAGAAGAGGACCAATCCCAAAACATATATAGGCGCCTAAAAGAAATGCAATAAGCCGCCGCAAGCCACTCACATCCTTTTTTATTTAAAAATCCCCCACACGAAGCCGGATCAATTCCTCACGGACACCTGTCAGGGAGGCAATCTGTGAAACAGTGTATTCCCGATATTCCTCCAACTTCTCCAGAGGACAAAGAAGGCAGGCCGCAAACAGATTGGCTTCCCGCTCCAATTTGTTGATAGAGAGAAACGTATTTTCACGAAGAAACGGTGTATTTACATTTGGATGCAGAAGGGCGTGACCAAGTTCGTGGGCGCAAGTGAAGCGTTTTTCCCAGGGCTCCATGTCTTGGTTGATATGAATTACCCGAAAGCGATAAGAGGAACCATAATATCCTCTGATTGTTCCCAAAGGTTCGTAAAGTATGATGATGTTTTTGGCCTCTGCGATGACAAAGGGATCATCAGAACGGAACCGGCGTATGAGATTTTCGGCAAACTGTTCGATTCTTTTCCTCAATATATTCACCCCTTTTTGCCCGATGCTACTGTCTGTATTTCTTCGGAGTGAATTTCTGTTTCGCCAGAAGCTTGGTCATTTGGAGCTGATTTTGCAGGCTGTCCCTCAGCAGAGCCCTTGTTTCATCGTCCAGGGGTTCGCCGTCGAACATCAGACCGTCTGCACCGTTTTCCAGGTCGTCCAGGGTGCTTTGGAGTTTTTTTGCTATGTCGCGCTCATCTTTGGCTGACAGGCCAGGGGTGGGCGCTGGTTCTTTGCCGCGTAAAAGATAATCGACAGATACTCCAAAGTATTCGCCAAGTTTTAAAAGAGTTTCGTTGTCAGGGTCACGGTTTCCATTTTCATAATTGCTATAGGCTTGTCTTGTAATTTCTAAATAATCAGCAACTTTTTGTTGCGATACGCCTTTTTGGGTTCTCAGAATTTTTAGTTGTTCCACATAATCACTCCCTTGTGATTATTATAGCAACTATTTGTTGCTATTGCAATATAAGCAACGATATGAATACAAAATTTTGTATAATATATAAATTTGCAACAAGACGTTGACAAATAGCTTGTTTGAATGTATAATAGTATCAACAATTTGTTGCAGGAAGGAGTGGTGAAATGCAGAGAGGATATCTGGTGAATTTAAGAGAGAAACAAAATGAATCGCAACAAGATGTAGCAGATGCCCTCGGAATCAGCCGTCAATATTACTGCATGATAGAGAATGGAGACCGGCAAAAAAGAATGGATGTAACACTTGTTGCCGGGCTGGCTAATCATTTCGGTGTTTCGGTTGCAGAGTTCATTTCCCTTGAGCAAAAGGCAATTGTTGAATGTAGTGTATAAAAAACCAGTCAGAGGTGGAGCTCCGACTGGTTGGACATCAGCTATTTAGGACGTCGATTGGAAAGAGCCGAGGCTGCCAGTGATTTTGTAGTTTTGCTTGTGTTGGAATTGCGAAGTGCTTTTGAGGCCTTTGAGGCTACTTTGCTGGAAGTTCTGACAGAATTTTTGGACATATGTTCTCACCTCCTCTCTGGGATATATTGTAACCGATGAAGGTGAAAATGTCAACATTTAGTGACATATTTTTTTGAATATACAATATATTGTGCTTATAGCTTTTGGAGTCGAGGTGGAGGCATAGCTACTCTGTGAAAAGAAGAAGGGGGGTGAAACATGCTTTCCAAGAAAGTTATCTATTCTTTTTGATTATCCTTTTGAAAAGCTTGCCGTTATGGAAAGAGGGGATTTAAAACATTTACCTTGAAAACCAAACATCGAAAGAAGTGAGGCCAAAATCATGCTTTCCAAGGTTGAAATCAGAAATATCTCCAGCACAATGACAGAAGTGATTATGGATGGGAAGGACATTTCCGACAAACTTTCCGCTTTGACCTATCAACACCGTGCAGGGGAAACACCCAAATTGATCCTGGAATTAGTTCCAGGGACATTAAATCTTGTGTCCAATGGCTGCGAGGTTGAAAAAACGCCGTGATACTACGGCAATAGTACCACGGCCTTCATGGTCAAAAGTCTGGACATTGGATGAAGAGCGGACAGTTCATTTCCCTGCCACCTGTATGACGGCAATCTTCCAGGTGATCACATTGAAGGGAACTTTTCTTATATCCGGGTTCGATTGAACCAAGGATTGGGATTTCTGTGAAATTAATTAGCACTGTCCGTTCTTCTCCAAATTCTGGACAATAACCACTAAACAATGTACCCATTTAATTCACCCCCTTTCTATTATTCAGTATAGCAGAGGGGAACATGAAGAAAAAGAGGGGACATAAGAAAAACCCCACATGAGCGGGGCGGGGAGGAGGTGAGGGAGTGAAATGGATGAAATCATTCTGGAGTACGCCAAGCATCTGCAAGGTGGAACTTATTGAGGAAGAGAATATTCATCAGAGAGTTAAGAGATTAGAGCGGAACTGCTGTATCCTGGGAATTTGCAATATCCTGTTGGTCATTAGCGGAATCAGGCTTGTCTTTTCCCTGCGAAATGTCTATGAAATTCTCACATCACTTACGGACGCTCTTATAATCTCCATGAAAGCGGTGGAGCAGCTCTATAAAATGATTGAGCTGCTGTATCCGACAGTTTTTATTTAGGGATGAAGAATTACAGATTCAAATCAAACTGTTGTGATTAGGTGAAAGTGGCAGGGAACGTAAAGGAGGTACACCATGAACCGCAAACGTATCACCCCACAGCCGGGGAAAGTCTATACCCTGAAATCCAATAACAGCATTATTACCAGTATCTTCCGCTGCCTGGAAGCCCAGGGTGGGGTTGCTGTTATGCAGAACCTGGCCAGCGGCTGGACCTTCAAAGCCCACGGCGTGGGCCAGTACGACGATGGGGAAATCGACTGGGATTTCTCCACCGGAGGTCATTTTATGAATGAGACAGAAATCTGAAGACAAAGGAGTTGAATTTCAATGGCATTTGCAGAGAAATTGCAAGAGCTGATGATAGAACAGGACATATCGCAAACCCAGCTCTCGGAGTTGACGGGGATAGGAAGGTCTTCTATCAGCCAGTACCTGTCCGGAAAAAATGAACCATCAAAGGCCCGCCGACAGGCAATCGCCCGTACCTTTCACCTCCAGGACAACTATTTTGAGAAATTCGACGATATACCTGACGCCCAAACAGTTGTTTTAAACCTTCCTGTAGCCTTGGCGGCAAAGTTAATGGGGAAGTCAAGAGATTGGGTTACACGCGGACTGCAGGATGGAGTTTTTCCCTGGGGCTATGCGGTTAAAATGAAGGATTGGAGTTATTTTATTTCTTCGGTGAAGTTTACAGAATATACCGGAATTGAAGTTCCGGTACATCAATAAGGAGGGACTTTCATGACCAACTACGAAACCCTGGAAATCATCCTGGACCAACTGATGAACCACCTGCATGAAATCAGCGCTGACTGGAAGTTCGAGGCCCCCAAGCGAGGCTATGAGCGGGAACACGAGCGGACCCACGACATGGTGGAGAACATCAAGGATATGATGGAACGCTGCCGGAAAGTAGAGGACCGCTGATGTGGCCGCCGAACATCGTGGGGGCTTATTTCCTGGTGGCGTGCCTGATGGGCGTTATGCTGGGGATGGCGGTACATAGCTGGATCGAGCGGATTGCGGCGTGGTTCAGGGGAGGGAGGTGAGGGAATGCGCAACAACCTACGCCAAGCCCGGAAGAGTAAGGGCATGACGCAGCAGACTATGGCGGACAAGCTGGGAATCAGTTTGCGGTATTATCAGCAAATTGAAGCTGGTGACAGAACCGGAGATTTCACCATATGGGACACACTGGAGGACATTATTGGAATCCATCAAAGGATTTTAAGAGAGACAAATCCCGGCAAAGCAGATAATCTGTAGGCACTTCCAATACATCAGCCAGTTTGACCAACATGTCTAAGGGAGGTTCTCTAGTCCCCTGCTCGTAACACTGATAGCTTCTCAAGGCTAACCCTATCGCGTCTGATAATTTTTGTTGTGTTAGATGGCGGGCCATTCGCACTTCACGCAGTCTCGTATTAAACATAAATTTTTCCTCCTATACTCTTGACTACGTGCTAATTGTACGCTATAATAATGATACGAACAACGTACTGATAGCACGTCATACAAAAAGAACGTAAAGGAGGAACACAAAATGTCCATGACAATGACAGCAGAAATCCGAGAAGAACTGGCAGCAATGATCCGGCAGGAGCTCCAGGAGCAGAGGACCAACAAGAGCGCATACCAACGGGTATGGGAAAGCTTCTCCGACGAACTCAGCAGCTTCAACTACGTTAAGGATGAGAGAATCCGGAACAGCGAGGGAGAAGTTCGGGAGTTTCATTTTCCCCGGAAGAGCAGCCAAAAGGTCAAAAGCGCAAT